GCGGATCTCTGAGATGTCCTGCGTTGTCGTTCCTGAAGTCGTACCAGTTGTTGCGATAGTCAAGGTCACATAGATGAAGGCTGCGTCAGCCGGTGCAGCCGAGTTTAGCGGCGTGGTGTCAACCGATAGCAGCGTTGCACCTGTGCTGATCGTCTTGGTGTCGCCAGTGCCTGTCGCCGTCAGGTCAGATGTCGCCCAAGCGTAGGCAAGCGTAACGCTGAAGTTTGTTCCGGTTCGCGTGCCAAGGAAGGCTTCAGGGATGAAGACAAAGGCGCGGTCTCGGCTTGCTGGAACTGGGATATAGCGCGTGATCTTGGCGCTCTTGCTTGTGGTAAATACTGTAGGCGCGATGCTCCAGCGCAGCACGCTGCTAGATCCAGAGCTTGCATCCGTCACAACTGCACAGGTGATCGCGCCTGCGCTGTTCACATCCGTGAAGGTCCAGTACGGCAGAGGGTTCTCTGCGGTGATCGTTGCGTCTGCCTGATCCGGCGGAATGGCGAAGTCGCCGTTGGCAACGCCAGCCTGAATCTCTCGAAGCGCAGCTGGACCGAAGAGCAGCGCGGTCTCGCCGTCGGTATTGTTGGCAACGAGCGGCGAGCCTTTGTCGTTGTTTACGCCGCCCTCATACGCACCGATGCCAGTGAGGTTCGTGCCGTACTTACCCATCGTTAGTCCGCTCCAATCAATACGCTAAGACCTTTGAGGTACTGCCGTCGGTAGTCCGCTTCGATGTCGTACTGCACTTGATAAGTGCCGCCACCATTGGCGAAGCGCATCGTTACTGTTGGAATGTAGAGAATAATATCTGCCAAGTCTAGAGAAGCTGCACTGATCTTCACATAGGCACCTGGCAGCCAAGCCCTGACGAGCCGGTAGATCGTGCCTGTCGCAGCGCCGCTGGTAATCGTTCCGCTCGTGACCGTCGTGAATGTAAAGGTGGTCGTGCTTGGAACGGTCGTGACAGTCCAGGTGCCGTTGAGTGCAGCAAAGCCTGTAGGGCCAGTGGCGAGTGCAATGGTCACCGAGTCGCCCACAGCGATGCTGTGTTCAGTAGATGTCGTAATCGTTGCTGTTGTTCCGCTTCGAGCTGCAAGGCTGACGGCCGCATCGAGCGCATAACCTTGGCTGTAGCCGTATTCCCAGTTTGGGTTTGAGGTCTGGCTCAGGTTGCCTCCAGCAACAGTGAACGAGACGGTGCGTACCGGCTTGCCGCGCGTCACCATCGTGGCACGCGTCAGTGAACCAATCGTTGCGCCACGGTCGCTTAGGTTCTTGACCTTTGGAGCGCTGAAGACTTCGTGCGGTAGTGGACCGTTGCGTGCTGCTTGCCCTGCGCCGTCTCGGCTGTAGGTTCCTGTATAGGTGCGGAAGTATGGGTCGTTGGTTGGTGCCGTAGGGTAGGTCTGATTATTGTCATACCGAGCGACCGTATCCGCAGCCTGAACAAAGATCCCCTTCACAATGTCGGAGTGATCAAGGTTCACGCTGAGGTCACGCGCTAGTAGGCGCGTAGTGGTGGTCGTGCTTCCAGTGCGAACGCTTGCAGGATCGGTGACGATTTCTGCCGGAGCGGAGGCGTAGGTCTGAGCAACGGTCTTTGGTCCGTAGTTGAGTCGACCTGATCCGTCAATCCAGTAACGATACTGCACCTCTGCTACGCCTCCAGCAGCTTCTGCGATTTGATCGAGAGCGCTTTGCAGGGTGGTCGCCTTGAAAGTCTGCTTGCCGATTGTCTGAGCGGTGCCAGTGAAGATCGCACGCGTAGCACCACTGATGACTGAGGTGTTGAGGATCTGCCGTGTGGTTGCGTCATTGACCTGAGCATCAATCTTTGAGAGCAGCGCGTTGATGTGGGCTTGGTCGGTTGATGCGGTGCCGCCCTGAGTGAAAGAGTCCATAGACGACTTGACGCTGATACTGGTCTTGGGATTACGGATGATCGTCTTCTGTAGCCAGCCGTCAGCATCTGTGACACTGACTGTTGCGCGTGTGCCAATGCCGTTTTCTAGCAGGCGTGCGTCAATGCCGGTGATGAAGCCAAGGAAGAGTGGCGTGCTTGCGCTGTAGCGGCTATCAAAGAACTGAACACGCGCATTGTCATAGACCCCACCTGAACGCCACCACGGTGTCGTGCCGCTCGGAGTCTTGGTCTCAATCACATCAAAGGTCATTGAGCCGCCGCCGCCATCGCCAGAGAGGGTTGCCGTCAGGCTGCCAAGGTCAACATAGGGAACGGTCGTAGAGGCTGGAGCTGGAAGGGTGAGCAGGTCGCCACCGGTTCCTGCGCCTGTGACCCCTGCGACGATCAGCGTGAACGGATTCGCCATTTAGCGGCCGCGCTTGAAGGTGCCTGTTCGGTTGATCGAGTCGGTCACGATGGTGTCCACCTTGCCTGTGCCGATGTAGATGTTGTTGGTCATTGGTCCGTTAGGACCCCAACTTGAAGGAACGCCTGACACGGCGAGCTGGTTTACCCCAAGCGCCTTCAATCCAAGAGCCAAGCCGAATGGCAACGCAGCCGCTCCAGCAACTGCTGCTCCGCCAAACCCAGCAACCGCTGCTGCTCCGCCAGCCAAAGCCGTACCGGCTGCTGCACTTCCTGTAGAAGCCGCTGCCATCGCTAGACCAAACTTAGTGACCGCTCCTGCGACAATCTGATTGGTGATTGCTGTTGCTAAAGCAAGCGGAATCTGCGCCAAGATGTTTGCAACAACAAGTGCGGTGAATGGGTCCATACCATCTTTGAGCAAGTTGGCAGTGATTGCGCCTTTGAGGCCACCGAAGGCTGCGCCAATACCGGTGACGAGCAGAGTGATAGAGCCACCTGGTCCGAGTAGGCTATCTGCACCCTTGCCGATGGCACCGATCTTATCGATGAACTGCTCCAACTTGATGATTGCCTTGGGGAACTCAGCCTCAAACTGACCCATCAGCATTGGCAGTTTGTCCAGGATCTTTGTGACGAGCTGGTCGGCGAAGCGCTGGAGCTTAGGGGTCAACGCGGTAATCACGCCAGAGAAGCGATCCATATACGGAGCCAGACCCTTGAAGAGTCTGGTGACGGCTGGCAGGAAGGCTGCGCCGAACTGCTCTTTCAGTTCTCCTGCTTGGATTGACACGACACTAAACGATCCTTCTAGTGTGTTGGCATAAGCGGCCGCGCTGCCCTTGGTCTTGGCAAGGATTGCGTTGAGCGCCTTCTGTCCGCTGATCACCTTGGCATTGATGCCGAGTGTCTTTAGCAACTTGCCGCCGTTGCCCTGGAACGCCTTACCAACTTGGATTGTCGCGGTAGCTAGATCAATACCAGTAGCACGCGACAACTCCATTGCGACACGCTGAATCTTTGTTGCGATTGAATACTTCTTGGTGAATCGCGTGCTTGCCTCAATCGATGCACGCACCTCATCGTCGGTGAAGGCAAGTTTCTGACCAGCGATGATCTGCCTCTCCACCGCAGCCAGGACGCTGTCAGTGCCGAGCTTACGCGCCTTTAGGGCTGCGATCAGCTTGGCGGTAGCGGCTTCGTCTGCTGCTGCACCCTTGATCGCTGAGACGGTGAACGCGCCAACGCCTGCGGCTACACCGGCAATACCCAGTGCCACCTTGCGGAAGTCTGCGCCGATCTGGCTGGCAGTATTGCCAAGGGTGCCAAGCGCCTTGTTGACGGTCTTGATGTTTTTAGACGCGGCATCACGAGCGCTAATCGTTGCATTGACTGCGATGTTGGCCATTGCTTACTCCTACCCTGTTCGCAGGTTGGACATATTTGGCGAGATGCCGAATACCGCTGCATCTGCCCTGAGTCGATTGGCTCGTGCCAAGGTGGCGATTGCCTTGACCTTGTCGCTTGCTTCTCGGCGGCGCTTGCCTTCAGACTGGAGAGGGGTGAGTGGGCCGACAAAGTCTGGCTTGTTCCATTGGCGGAGCGACTGCTCCTGTTGGAACTTGGTCGCCGTGCCGTTGGCATACTCAATCTCTAGACCAAGTACCTTGGCGCGCATCGCCTCATCGTTGAGCAAGAGAACGATGGTCTTAGACATCGCATCCTTGGCTAGTTGGATATTAGCCTCTACTGCCTCAATAACAAAGTTGCTGCCACGAGTTCCTGGATGCTCAATAAACTTGCGATCAGAGAACAGGTTGGCGGCAGTGACCTTAGGGATGGTATGTGGCTTGGTACCCTTCACGACAAACCACGCGTACCACGCATATTTCTTGCCAGCTACAGGACCGACGATTGCGCCTGGTCGAGTGATGCGTGAGCGGCGACCGCGCACGCTCTTGGCAAGTCCGCCGAGATCTCGTGGAGCCTTCTCTCGTACCGGCTTAGCAAGGGCGCGAGCTGCGTTCACCGTGGCGAACTGCTCTAGCTTGCGAACACCCTTCCAGCCGAGCGAGTTGAGGAATGCCTTCTGAAGCGCCTCAGCCTCAGCGCGAACATTGCCCTGGAGTTCGATCTCTACAGCAGCCTTAGCCACTTACTTGCTCCTTGGTTGAATCTCGCAATACAGACCCCAATAGGTCATTAGGTCTTCAGCGGTTGCGGTCTTCAGTATCTCCCAAGGCGGCACTCCGTAGGCGGTGCCGAGTGTGTGCGCGATGATCTCTGGGCTGGTCACCACGACTGACTGTCCGATCGACAGCCGCTTGGCTTCCAGCCTTACGCGTTTGGGAGTGCTGAGATTGCGGTTGCCCACTTCTCCATTGATGCCGTGATAGCAGTGACTGGAGCGTCAAGGATGTCATCGCAGGCGTTGCCCTCAATGTCCTTGAAGTTGTGGCTCACAACCAACTTAGCGAAGGCTGCGAACTGGACGGCCGTGTCGCCCTGTAGGTCGATCAGGATGCGAGCGCTTACATTGCGTCGCAGCTCGATGTTCCAACCGGCAAACGCGCCGTCTAGTTCAATCTTTACTGTGTCCATA